GTGGCTAGTATTCCGATATCTAATCCTACAAACAATGGTTTTGGTGACCCCCTCGGACAATATCCAAAAGCAAGTCTTGGTGGTAAACCAGATATCAATCCACTAGCTGTAGGTGTAAACTCTCCTCATATTCAAAATGACCCAGCCTCACAGGGTGCAAAACAAGAAACTCTGGGTATAGGTTCTTCACCTGCTGCAAAGAATGCTGTTCGTAAGAAAGACGTTCCGAAAGCGGGTAGACATGGCGGGTCATGGTCGCAGCCCGAAACTCCATATGCAGCAAGATATCCTTACAATAAAGTTACTGCATCGGAATCAGGTCACGTTACAGAAATTGATGATACACCGGGCGCAGAAAGAATTCACACTGCCCATAAGTCTGGTACATTCCAAGAAATTGGACCTAACGGCACCCAAGTAACTAGAATTGTAGGTGATAACTACACAATCATCGACAGTAATGGTTATATCCTTATCGAAGGTAGAGCTAACGTTCACGTTGCTGGTGAATGTAATGTTATGATTATGGGTGATGCTAATCTTACTATGAATGGCAAAGTTAATATGGACGTTCACAACGACTTCAATCTAAACGTTGCTGGCCACTTCGGGTTGTCAGTCGGCGGCGGCATCTTCATTCGCAACGATGGCGTATTCTCGCACGATAACAAGGGCGATATGCAAATTCATGGAGCAGGTAACTTCAACTCTACGATTGATGGCACTCAAAATCTAACAGCAAGTGGATATAAAGTAACATCTAAGGGTGATTATCATGTTAAGGTAGCGGCAGTGTCTTATCATACGTCTGTTGGCAATATCAATCAAGACACAGATGGTTCAATCTTGAGCAAAGCCGCAGTAACTATCGATAGTAAGTCGGGCACACATACAAACATCGAATCGCTTGGTAATACAAATATCAAGTCTGCTGGTTCTGTTAATACGGAATCAATTGCTGCCACAAATATCAAGTCTGCGAATGTGATTAATGCACAAGCAACAGATTCGATTAACGTCAAGTCTGGTAATGCGGTGAATGTCAACTCTGCGGCAGCAACCAACGTTAAGTCTGGTGCAGCCGTAAATGTTGAGGGCGCAGGTAATATCAATCTTAAGGCACCTCTTGTCGCATCTTCGCCGATTGATACGCCAACTTTAGATGTTACAACTGCAAATATTTCTACACTGAATGCTGGTAGCACAAATCTTCGAGCAACCGGAACTGATACTGGCACTAATGGGGGCAGCACCCACGATCTTCCGATATCTGGACCGACATCTGCCTCTGTCACCGCACCCGCCGCGGCAGCAACCGCTGGTAATGCTAACTCGGCTGACCCGGCAAGCGAAGCAACTGGCGCCAAGATTGCAACACTGGCTAATCCAATTCCAGTTGAGAAGCCGGTATCAGTCTCGGCATCTCCGATTGTCGCAGGCATAAGCGGTAATCAGACTAACGGAGCAGGCGGAAATAGCTTACCTATTAACTCTGCTGGTGGCGCTCAGTTTGACGTTAGAGATTTCGAAAAAGAAAATCCAGTAACACACGGATAAAAATATGACAGACACTACAAATAGTAATCCACCCACAGCAAATACTTCCACGGGCGAAAACCCTACACCCGCGGAAACGCCACCAACTACAGAAAGTAGCACTAATCCGTGTGATTTGGGTAATGGTAGTCCAAGTTTCGTTGATGGGGAAGGGGGTTCTCCAGCATCAACTGCTCCTGGCACACCCGTTCCGCCCGCGGCTGGATTCAAACCTACAAATAAAGAATATATTACAAATCAGCCTTTACCTGCAATACCTACAAATATCAACTTTAACAATGCAGCTAGAAGCATTAGGTTATCTCACTATTTTACATTACATGATGTTCTTCATCCGGCACTTGGTGCACCAGGAATTCCTATGGGCGGCAAAACTGCCGGTGGAAGAAGATGGACAGCATATCAAATAGTGCAGAATCTTCGAGACTTGTGTGTTCTTTGCTTAGACCCTATTAAGCACCGCTACAGAAATGTTTTGATAACTTCAACATTTAGAGGTGATAGCACTGGCTCGGCACATAATGTAGGCTGGGGATGTGATATGCAGTTCGCGGCCCATGGCAAATCCATGGGTTCATTAATCAGTGTTGCAAATGATGTTGCCAGATTGGGAATACCATACGACCAATTGCTTTATGAATATGCCCCAGGCAGATGTAAGGGTACATGGTTGCACGTGGGACTTAGAAGACCCGCCACATTAGAAGTTAGAAATCAGGCACAAAGTTTTTATAAGGACAAAGGTTATGGTAGAATAGGACAATTTGATCAAATGCCTGGCCTTAGATAAGAACTTTTCGTATAAATACACTTATGGCTACCAAACTATTAAACAGAATATATTCGGACTTCGATCTTTCATTCGCAGCTAATCCTGTGACGGGGGATTTGGCAAAAAAGTATGATGTTAATGCGGTAAAGCAGTCCCTTAAAACTCTTATCCTGACTAGATTTTATGAAAGACCTTTTCAACCAAAATTAGGTTCCCCTATCTATGCTATGCTATTCGATAATATCGATGTGATATCTGCCAATAGATTACAATTAGAGTTGGAACTTTTAATATCTAAGTATGAGCCAAGAGTATTAACACAAAATATTGAAGTGATTCCAGAATATGATCTAAATGCATTTAGGGTGGATATAACTTTTCAGGTAATAGGCGTCGAAGGACCAGTAACATTTTCAACTATTCTAAGAAGAAGTAGATAATATGGCACAATTAAATGTCACCGAACTAGATTTCTTCGGCATCAGACAAAATCTAAAAACATATCTTGAAGCTCAAGAAGAATTTTCGGACTACAACTTTGATGGTTCTGGTTTATCTGTATTGATAGATTTGCTGGCATATAATACCCACTATAATGCCACACTTGCGCATTTACTTTCAAATGAAATGTTCATCGATAGCGCAATTAAGCGCGGGTCAGTTGTATCGATTGCCAAATCTTTGGGTTATACTCCTCGCTCTATTGTATCTTCTAAAATAGATGCGACGATTACTATCACACCTGCGCCCACATATACTAATAATACCTTAACACTAAGCAAGTCTATAGGATTTTCTGGTGCTGGATTAGATGGCGGCAGCTATGTTTTTTATTCTACTCAAGATGTTACCGCACTAAAAAGTGACGGAGTGTTCGTATTCAATGTAACTCTAGTTGAAGGTAAGCCGACCACGAATAGCTTCGTCGTAGCATCTGATACAGTATCTGGGCCGTTTGAGCTTCTAAACGGAAACGTTGATACGTCCACAATCAAGGTTCAAATTCAAAAGTCATCTACCGAATTAGAATACACCACGTATACTAAGAGTGAAAACATCTTATCTGTTACCGACGAATCGCAGGTATTTTTCGTCGAAGAGAATTCATACGGAACAACTGAAATTAGATTTGGTGATAATGTTCTTGGAAAGTCTTTGGCCCAGGGTAATATTGTTGCCGTGGAATACATGGTAAGTGCTGGTATTTTAGCAAATGGCATTAGCGGAGTTGCGACAAAAAATGTTATCACTGGAACAGGCGAAACTGTTACTGTTTCCGGCACAAGATCGTATGGTGGCGCAGACGCACAGACAACAGATTCCATTCGTTTCATCGCACCAAAGTTCAATGCGACAAAGAATAGAGCGGTAACTGCCGATGATTATACGGCATTGATTGAGAGTCAATACGGAAATATCAACTCTATCACTGTATGGGGCGGAGAGGATAATGATCCACCAATCTACGGCAGAGTGTTTGTTTCGATTGAACCTTTACCAAATAGTATTATTACCGAAACAGATAAGGCAGCGATTGCTCGCGATATCATTAAGCCTAGAGGTGTAGTAGGAATTCAGCCGGTATTTGTTGACCCGACGTATCTTTATGTTAGCTTTAATATTACGTCAAGATATCTTAAAAAATCTACGTCGGCAACTCAGGCTACAATAGAAGCCACGATGAGAAGCTATTTGTCTAGTTACTTTATCAACACCACATCAAAGGTGAAAAAGAATTTCTATTATTCGGAACTACTAGAACTACTCAATTCAGTATCTCCGTCGATTTATTCTACTAATATCGAATTAAATCTGCATCGCGCATTTGAGCCTTTTGTAGGAGAGAATAATAGAATTGTATTTAATTATAATACCGCTATTGCTCCAAATACCGTAAGATCAAACACATTCGCAACAACTCTTGCGTCTGGCAAATCTGTCAATTGTTATCTGCGTGATAGTTATACAGAAGAGTTGACAGTTGGTAATTTAGATTTATATGCAGATACAGATGTTCTACTCTCATCGGCGGTAGGAACAATTGATTACACAACTGGTAAAATTAGTATTCCTAGTTTGAATATTTCATCTGTTGTTAATGATTTATATCTAAGAGTTTATATTAAACCTCAGAGTTCATCACCAGATTTAATTCTTGTGCCAGTAAATGAAGATGAGAGATATACATTTGCAACTACGCCTTCGGTGAATAGTAGTTTGGTGTTAGCACAGGACAACTCTACCAAAGTTGCTGAACGTAATTATATCACTGGCACAACAATCAATATAATCGGAACATAATACATGTCGGATTTTAAAAATTCTCTGGCATATTTGATTGCAAATCAAGTTCCAGATTATGTCAGAACCGAATTTCCTCAGTTCGTTCTTTTTCTAGAAAAATACTATGAGTTTCTAGATCAGGACGGAGAGGTTAATAATGTCCTATTGAATGCTGCTTCGTTTTCTGATATCAATAATACCCTAGATGCGTTTCTACCGTCTTTTCGAGAACAATATCTCCAGATGTTTCCACAAGATTCTCTGGTTGATGATCGCCGTCTTATAAAATTTATCAGAGAGTTTTATGAAGCAAAGGGTTCGGAAGAAAGTATCCACTTTATTTTCAGAACATTCTTTGATGAACATGTTGAGATTATTTATCCTTCTGAATATATTCTGAAAGCATCGGACGGCGTATGGAAAGAAAGTCAGAAACTTAGAATTACCACCGACGATACGATAACTCTTGACCCCTTCACTCTTCAAGGTAAGAGAGCTACGATCTATGCCCATAAAAATATCGGCAATATTGCTACATATGACTATCATAGCATAACGGTAGAAACTGTTACTCGCCTCGGTTATGCTATCCAACCGACATATGAACTTTATGTGAAGCACGAAGAAAATGACTACATTCTTCTTCCAGGTGCAGGCGCAAGCGCAAGATTGCTAGTGGAAGATGGAGAAATTCTGGCAGTTACCGGCGATCCTGCCACTCATGCCAGAGACTTCAATACCGATACAGATTTCAGCTATGACTATGCATGGATCAATATTCCATCTCACGGCTTTACGACCGGTGATTGTGTCATATATGATCCGATGGGTGGTGAAGTAATTGGTGGAACAGTAGCATATAGACAATATTACGTTAAGGTAATTGATGTAAATTACATCCGACTATATCGTGATAAAATTGCATTGAGTCAACCAGCATCAAAGAAATTTATTACTAGCAATAGTGTTGATATTACATATAATAAAATTACTATAGCGAACCATGGTTATATCACCGGTGACATGATAATCTATTATGCCGATGCTACTGCCATTGGCGGACTACAGAACGGCAAAGTATATTATGTAATTAAAATAGATGCAAACACTATCAAACTGGCTGAAAGTTTGATTGATTCGGATCCTAGATATTGTTCGGAAGACTTCTTCGCGGCAGACTATGTTACTATTACTTCATACAGCGAGGTTAATTTAACTTCCCAGGGTGAGGGTAACTATCACGTTCTTTCAAAAGAATACTTTATCAATTTTACAGAGCCTGATACTGCCAGTGATCAAAGAATCATCGATGCTATGGATGCAACAGGTAGTGGCTACAATGCTCTACCGGAAGTAGTATTCATTTCGGATGGAGATGGAATTGGTGCAACAGCAACTGCCCATCTAAATGATAGTGGTGGGATTGAATACGTATCAATTGATTCTGGTGGCACAGGCTACGATGATACATCAACTGTAGTAGAATTCAATACCAATAATGTTCGTTCATTCCTGTTCATAGATGAATTGGCAAACAAGTATGGTTATGTAAGCCGCAGCATTACGGATACAGTGACCATACTGAGCCACACAGGAACTCCAAATTACGGTTTCAAAGCAGCCGAAATTTATAGTATTACAGAAGCGGGTTCGGCAGGACAATTTGTCTACACATATCCGGATACCAGCTTAAATTATTTTGCCGGTGATTATGTAAAAATTGGCATAGATAACAATGCAAGTGTTATTATCGATGCTGTTGATACCAATGGCCTACCTACTAAAGTTAGAATTTTCTCATCTGGCGGTGGGTTTGAGGCCGAAACGTTTACTGCTACAATTACTTCCAAGACCGGTGCTGGCACAGTAACTCTAGGATTTACTACTGGCGCGATAACGTCAATTCAAGATGGATATCAGAACCGCCAGGGCATGTTATCCGATATTAATAGGCTACAAGATAATTATTATTATCAAAACTATTCATATGTTCTACGTTCGAGAGTGCCGTCATCCAACTGGATGACAATGATAAAAAATACCGTGCATCCTGTCGGTATGGCTGTATTCAGCGAACTTCTAATTATGGATACGCTTGACATTGGCGTTTCATTCGAAGTATCACAACAACCGATTGATTTCTACGAATTCTTCGATGAAACTATCACCATGACTGATACTACATTTGCAGTAACATTCACTAAAGTCCTTTCAGATTCAATCTCCGCACCTACTGATACTAAGGTAATTACGTTCCGTAAGGTTCTATCTGATTCTATTACTGCGCCTACTGATACTAAGGTAATTACGTTCGGTAAGGTTCTATCCGATTCCATTGTTGCACCAACAGATACCAAGGCTGTCACGTTTAGTAAGGTACTATCCGATTCTGTTACCATAACAGAATCGTTATTGATCGGTCAGGAAAGAGATTTTGATGACACATCAACTCCAACGGATTCTAAAGCTATCTCGTTTGGTAAAACTCTATCGGATTCCATTACTGCACCAACCGACGCGGCTCTAATTTCATTTGGTAAAAGCGTATCGGATTCCATTACCGCACCAACAGACGCCATCAATTCATTCGTTGTCGGTAAAGTATTAACCGACGCAATAACTCCGGTCGAGGCCGCAACAGTGACGTTCGGTAAAACTCTATCGGATTCTATTACTGCACCAACGGATGCCGCGGCAGTCACTTTCGGTAAAACTCTATCGGATTCCATTACCGCACCAACAGACGCCATCAATTCATTCGTTGTCGGTAAAAATGTATCGGATTCCATTACCGCACCAACCGATGCTGCGGCAATCACATTTGGTAAAACGCTATCCGACTCAATCAATAGTCCGACAGATGCTGCCGCAGTAACCGTAGGTAAAACACTATCGGATTCTATTACTGCACCGACAGATGCTATTACCTCATTTAATGTTGGTAAAACTCTATCGGATTCTATTACTACACCTACAGATGCTGCCGCAGTAACAGTGGGTAAAACGCTATCGGATTCTACCACACCTGCCACTGAAACATCTACTATAAATATAGGTAAGGTGTTAAGTGATTCTATAACAAGCCCACTTGATGCAGGTAGTATAAATATACAAAACTACTGGGCTTACAACTATACATCAGGCCAAGATGGCATCGGCGATTATGTCGGAACTGATTACACATTTTAATTTTTAAACCAAGGAGTATCAAAATGCAAAACGAAGAATTTCTAAAGATGACAGGTAAGCTGGATATCGTTGTTTACGATGCCGATGGCAATGTCAAGGAACAACGTGAAGTTCCAAATATCGTAACAACCGCGGGTAAGACCTTCATTGCTGCACGTATTGCCGGCACTTCGGCTGCAGTTATGGGCTGGATGGAAGTTGGTACAGGATCTACTGCGGCTGCAGTCGGCGACACCGCTCTAGGAGCAGTTGTTGCTAGTT